TAGCGGGTCTGGTACTCGCCCGATCGCTGGCTCGATGCAACCGCAAGCCGACCGTCTCGGCATCGCGGGCAGGAGTCGCCACTACTTGCCATGCTTTGCCAGGTACTCGCGGAGCTCGCGGGCCTTTTCCAGCGTGGCGACCCGCTTCGCAGCGGACGCGGACATCTGCTGCCGGAATGCGTCGAACGACCGCTTCGCCACAGTCACGTCGGCGTCGGGGTACGCTGGGAACGTCACCGGGCCCACGTCGATGAGGGTGTCGATCTTCGTGACCGTGCGGATCGAACGTCCATCCTCCACGCTCCACGAGTCCCCGCCGGGAGCAACCTGGAACGAGAACGACGACCCACGCACGATCCCCGCCTCGATGTTCGCGGCGAGATCACGCCCGTAGGTCGTGTCGGGCACCGGAAACTCATACCGCAGGCCCACCTCGTCCACGTTCATTCGCAGCGTGCCGGGATACCGGGCAAGCGGGAAGTTGGCGTCGTGGTTCCACAAGGCCCTGGTCTCCAACGGCTTCTTCCGGCCTCGACGCTCCGCGACGATGCCAAACGCACCGGGGTCGATCCGCTCCACGAAGTCACCCAGGTCGAGCGAGTTCACGCCGAACTTCGCCGCGTAGCCCACGATCCATCGGGATTCGGGCTGCCCGTCTTCGCACCGCGTCTCGATGCGGAGCAGGGGGAGCTCGGTCGTTTCCTCTTCGTAGAGGCTGCGGCGTTCGATTGCCATGCTTCGGTTCTCCTCGTCTGCGGCGTTCATCTGTTCCACCAGTTTGCGGCTCCAGGCGTAGCCGGCGTCGCCTCCCCACAAAGCCCAGGCAATACGCCCGTTCGATGGGAAACCGTCCTCGCCGGGGCTCCAGCCTTCGCCTTGCTTGTCGATCTCATGCCGGTCGAAATACGCCTTCATCCGGCGAGCGGTGTCGGGCGAGATGTTCACTCCGTTCGACAGGTCACGCCCGCGAGCAATGCCGACCTCAGTGCCACCACGCCCGTACTCGTCACGCCACGCGAGACCCTTCGCCGCCTCCTCGCGGACGCCAGCCGGCGGCGTGAAGTCGATGTGGTCATACCTCGCCGCCATCGTCCGCCTTTCGCTTGCGTGACTTCCGCTTCGGCTTCGGCTGCTCTGCCGCCACTTCCTCGGCAGGCACCTCGGGCTCTGACCGAATGAACTGCGGGCTGTCATCGACCCAGACATCGACCTCGATGCCCGCCTCTTTCGCGGCCTCGTCCTTCATTCGCTCACCCACGAGCAACACCTGCGAAAACGCATCGGCGTAATCGCCCAGCGTGTCCGTCACGGTCTGGCGATCCTCGGGCGTGTCCTCGCGACGGCTCACCATCACGACCGTGTTCCCGTCCGCCACCGCCTTGCGGGCGAACTCGCCCCACAGCTGCGGGTCGGCCGAGAACGTCCGGTCGAAGTCGATCGAGAGCGTCAGGGCACGGGACTCTGGCTCCGACCGCTCCTCTGGTTCTGGCGGCAGGCTCCGCTGCGGACGGTCCATCTGCACTGGCGTCGTGCTTGTTCCGGCGACAATCGCCGCAGCGTTGCCGGGCGGGATGCCTGGGAACGCAGACACGATCAATGCCTGGGCACCCTCTGCGGTCAGCAGGCCAGCGTTGTACTGTGCCACGATCTCGAGCAGGCTCGACACCTGTGCCCCGTTGAGCGAAACGTCGGCAATCTGCGGCCCCTCTTCCGCCACCGGCTCGGGCGTGGTCGCGCCAGCATCGGCGGGAGCCTGGTCGCCGGCAACAACGTCTGCCACCTGCTCTTCGCCAACCGCCTTGTCCAGAGTCTGCATATTGAGTTGCACGAACCGGACATCCCCGCCTTCAACCGGATTCAGGTTCTCGGCGGCCCGGATCTCGTTGACACTCAGCACGCCAAGATTCCACATCGCGTTGTAGTAGCTCGCCCGGCCCGCGGCGTCCGCCCGCAGGGCACCACGCACGTCGAACTCCGCGAAGAGCTCCTCGTCGTCCACGAGGTCACGAGCGATCGCCGACTCAATCCGACGCAGCCAGGGCATCAAGCCGTTCTGCACGTAGTCCAGCGACTGCTGTTCGATGTTCGAGAACGAAGAACGCGACAGGTCGCCCACAAGGTGCGGAGGAACGCCGTAGACGCGGCAGACCTCCTCGACTTGGAACCGGCGGGCCTCCAGGAACTGGGCTTCCTGGTTGTTGCCGCCCAACTCAGAAACCTTCAGCCCGCCTTGCAGCACCGCCGTCTTATGTGCCCGGTCCGGCCCACGGTGTGCCCGCTCCCACTGGTCCCGCGTGTTCATCGCCGCCTCGGGCGAAAGCGTCTGATCCGTGGAAAGCACGATGCCAGGGCGGGCACCGTTCGCGAAGAAACTCGCCCCGTGGATCTCGCACGCCCGAGCGAGCCCGATGGCATCCTTCGCCAGCTCCACCGGTACCATGCCGTTCACGCCGTCGTCGCTCAACCACCGCAGGTGCATGATGGCGTCTTGGGCGTAGACCGTGCTCCCGCCGGAAGCCTCCCGGTACGTGTATCGCAGCCGACCGTTCTCGATCTGCTCGACCTTCATCCGGCTCGGATGCAACGCCACCAACTGCGTCTGCGGGCCCGAGCCGCTGATCTCCACGAACGCCTGCCCGTGCGTCAGCAGGTGAAGCATGATCTGCTCGCGCCATTCGTAGCTGCTCTGCCACGAGTTCGGCCGGTCATGCAGGACGCGATACAGCGGGTTCTCGCGGGCGAGCTCCTTGCCCCCGCTCGGGAGCCGCCGGTACAGATGCAAGGGCAGACCGGCCACGCTGGACGACAGGACGCGGACGCACGCGAGAACTACGGTCGAACGCAGCGCCGTCTCGGGGTCAATCCGCACTCCAGCAGGGTTACGGCCGCCGCCAGACCACCCGCCGGTCTCATAGTCGAAGTGACGGTCTTCGCCGGGGAGCCACAGGATGCGGGTGTTTTGGGCGATCATATGAGGAGGATGGAGGGTGCGACTGCCGGGCCTTTGACCTCTTGGGCGGCGTGGACGCCGAGAGCCATGACCAACGCCACGATCCCGTCAATTCGCTCGTTGCTCTTTGCCTTGCTGGGCTTGATGTTTCCGTTGTGGTCGTGCTGAATCGCCACGTTACCGGCCTGCCACGCGAGAACCGGATGCCCGCCGTGGAGCAACTTGCCCGACACGACCAGCGATTCCAGCACCTTCGCCGGGCCAGACATCGAGCCGTAGCCCTGCCCAAAGCCTAAGACGCTAACCCCGTCGCCTTGCAGTTGATTGGCTAGCTGTGTCGCGTTCCAGCGGTCAATCGCCACCTGCTTGATCGCGTATTTCTTCGCCAATTCGTTGATGTCCGAGCGGACCTGGTCGAAGTCCGTCACGTTCCCAGGCGTCAGGTGCAGGTGCCCCTGGCGAGCCCACACGTCGTACGAAACCTTGTCCCGTCGCACCCGCTCCCGCATGTTCTCCTCGGGAATCCAGAAATGCGGCTCCACCCAGTACCGCCCCTCGTCAAGCGGGAACAGCAGCACGAACGCCGTGGTGTCGAACGTCGTCGCCAAGTCGAGCCCGGCCCAGCACTCCCGGCCGGCGAGCGACACAGGGCAGCCGCCGTTGCCCTGGGCCCAGTGATCCATTCGCAACCACCGGGTGTCCTGCTCGGTCCACTGGTTCAGGTGCAGTTGGCGAAACGTGTTTTCGTAGCTCGGCATCTCGACCGCCCGAGCACACTCAGTCCGCAGGAAGTCGAGCTTCACCGACACCCCGAGGTTCGGATTCGCCTTCTGCCAGGTCTTTTCCGCTCGCCAATCGTCCTCGGGGGCCGCAGCGTAGATCGCCGGCAGGAACGTCTCGTCTTTGACCGCCCCGCTTGCGACCGCCTCTGCGTACTTCCAGATTTCCCAACATACGCTTTTGCGGTCATACCCCGCCGTGGTGATGTAGACGAGCATCGGCTGCCGGCGGGCACCCATCGAGGTCTGCATCACGTCCACCAGCTCGCGATCCGGCTGAGCGTGCAGCTCGTCGAAGATCACCCCGTGGGCGTTCAACCCGTGCTTCGTAAACGCCTCGGCAGAAAGTGCCTTGTAAAACGAGTGCGTGTCCTCACGGACGATCGAGTTCCGGTAGACCTTCAGCTTCGACTTCAGCTTCGGCGATTGCTCGACGCAAACCTTCGCCATCTCGAAGACCAGGCGGGCCTGGTCGCGGTCGGCTGCACACGAGTAGATTTCCGCTCCCGGCTCGCCGTCGAAAAGCAGCCGCAGAGCGATCCCAGCACATAACGTCGACTTTCCGTTTTTGCGGGGCAACGCGAGCAGGGATGTTCTGTACCTCCGCATCCCATCATCGCGCAGCGTGCCGAACAGCCGCTTCAAGTAGTCCTGCTGCCACGACTCAAGGATGAACGGCCGCCCACCCAGCTCGCCCTTGCTGTGCGTCAGGTTCTTCTCGAAGAACGACACCACGAGCCGGCCCTGTTCCGTGTCGGGAACGTCAGGCGAACATCTTGGCGTCTTCGTCGTCTTCCGCCGGCGGTTGCTCAATCGCGGAAACCCTCGCGAGGGCTGAAGCCGTCAGCCCAAACTCGGCAGCGAACTTCAGCATCTGGTTCCGAGCGTCGCGCTTCCGCAGCCACGCCGGGTGATTGCTCACCCTACCCTTGTCGTCCATCAACGTCGTGCCGTTCGCCTTCAGTTCGGCGTCGGCTTGCACCATGTCCG